TTGGTGTGACTTGGAGTCAAATTCAAGCAAAGAAAACTGAATTAGAAGGAAATAGAAAACTTGAGTGGGACGTAGTACGTAGAGAAAGAGATGTTAGGATTGCAAAAACTGACTGGACACAACTCCCTGATGTTGCAGAGGCAACTAGAACTGCATGGCAAACTTATCGCCAAGCACTTAGGGATGTGACAACTCAGTCAGACCCAAGTAATATTACCTGGCCAACAGAACCATCCTGAGATCATTCTGCCTCATAAATAAAAGAAAATAGTCATCATCAATGGCGTTTACTAAAATCGTAAACACTGGTATCGGTACTATTACTGATCCGTTTTCAGTTCCTAAAGGTACAACAACAGATAGACCTGTAGGTATCAGTTCTGGTGTCATTCGTTATAATACAACCACAGAACAGTTTGAAGGATACTCTACTTCTTGGGGAAGTTTGGGTGGTGGAGCAGTAGGTGGTGGGCAGAATACTGCCTTTTTTGAGAATGATACGAATGTGACAGATAGTTATACGATTACATCTGGCAAGAATGCAATGTCAGCGGGACCTATTACTTTGGATGCAAGTGTTATAGTTACTGTTCCCGCTGGATCTGTTTGGACTGTAGTATAATAAGAAAGCAATTCTTGATAATAAATATCTAAAAAGTATCATATAAGATGTCTAAGATTAAACTGACAGGCGAGAGCAGTGGATATGTAGAGATTTCTGCAGGAGCAAGTGCAGGAAATAATACATTAGATCTCCCATCAGGAAAGGTAAAACTTGTTGGTGCTGATAGTAGCGATAATATTGTAGTTGGTGTTGCAACTGGATCTAATTTTAAGACAGGTTCTTCTAACTTACATTCAACAGGTTTAAGTGTAGGAGATACTCTTTTACATACTACGGGTCTTAATGTAGGAACAGGTGTAACAATTCATTCCCCAGCGTCTAATATTTTAACCTTGGGAACTAATGATGCAGAAAGACTTCGTATAACTTCTGCTGGTAAGGTTGGTATTAACACCGCATCTCCAAGAGCAGTTTTGGACGTAGAGGGTAATGCTGAAAACGCAATATTAATGCTTCATAGTAATGATGCTAATGCTAACTTGCAGTTTTCTGATAACTCTGGTGGTGCAAGAATATTAAATTATGGTGGTGACTTAGCGTTTAGAACTGGCACTAATGCTCATGTTTTTGGAACTGGTGATAGTGAAAGACTTCGTATAACTGGAATTGGTTCTGTTGGTATCGGTCAAGATGATCCAGATACATTATTACACCTGACAAAAACTAATGCAGATCCATATAATACTCCAGTAACTCTTTTAAAGTTGCATAATGGTGGAGGAAATCAAGGTTCTACAAGTAGATTAGAATTTAAGACAGGTGCTGCTACTTGTTATATTGAGAATTATATTGGTGGACCTAACTCTGGCAGTGGTGCTGATCTTGCTTTTGGAACACCATCAAGCGGATCAGTTGGAACAGAGAGAATGCGTCTTAATAAAGATGGTCATCTTGGTATTGGAACCGATGGTGCATCTAGTAGACTAACAGTTTCTGAAGATGCTGGTAGAGTTTTAAGAGTCGGTAAGAGCTATTTTGGGGTATTCCAAACAGATAGCGGTTGGACTAATAGACCTTATACAGAAAATCCCATTATATTATGGGATTATAATTCTACTTTTGGAGACAATCTTTATTTTTCGTCTGGTGGTAATAATGGAAATAGTCTTGCAATGGGTATGATTGTAGGAGACGCACAAGGTGTAGTAATTGGTAGACCCAGTTATGATGGCACCGACACGGGTATTGATATAACTAACCCAAGAAGTTTTTTCCAAGTAGAGACAAATGGAAAAGTTAATGCTGGTGGTGGTGTAAACTTTGCATATTCGAATGCTAATTATTCAGCCCATAGTGATTATGGTTTTACTGGTGGTGGAGCGACTGATGGTGTTGTCTATAGGGCTGTTGGGCAAGCTTATCTTGCGGTTGATGACTTGTTTAGAATACGAGATAATGTTGATAATAATGAAAATAAGAAATTTGAGTTCAATACAAATGATGGAAGTGCTGGTGCTGATACGACGTTCGATTCAAACAATTTTGACTTTGCTGAAATGTTTGAGTGGTCAGATGGTAATCCAGATGCGGAAGACCGAATTGGTTACTCGGTGTGTGTAGATACTCTTACTGGTAAAGTTAGAAAGGCGGAAGAAGGTGACACTCCATTTGGTATTGTTTCTGGTACTGCTAGTTTTGTTGCTAATGCTGGTCATCATAAATGGGCAGGATATGCAAAGAGAGATGAATGGGGAAGACCACTTCAAGAACCAGCATATAATGGTGAAGGTGAACCACTTTTAGATGCCGAAGGAAATCATAGAACTAAAATGGCAGTAAATCCAGAATGGGATGAATCTTTAGTTAATACTTATGTTTCAAGATTTAAAAGACCAGAATGGGCATGTGTTGGTGTGATGGGTCAGGTTTATATGAGAAAAGGATGTCCTGTTGATTCCCGTTGGGTTAAATTGAAAGAGATTGATTCCGTCAAGGATTTGTGGTTAGTTAGATAAATACTAAAAAAGTCTGATATAAGATGTCTACACTCCGTACTAATAATTTACAGAATCCAGATTCTGCAGGTGTAAATATTGTGATGACGGAGGGTGGTGGAGCTATATTTTCTGGTATTGTTACTGCACCCACTCTTAATGTTACTGGTGTTTTAACGTATGATGATGTAACTAATATTGATTCTGTTGGTGTCATTACAGCACGGTCTGGTGTCCATGTGACTGGTGGAAATGTTGGAATTGGTACAGATAATCCAGGTGCTAAAACTCACATTGATAGCACAACTAGCAATACTCCATTAGTTGTTGAAGCATCTCAAAATAATAGAAGTCGTATTGTATTCAGAAATAATGTTGAAACTGGAACAGAATGTAATATAGAGTTATTTGATGATGACCTTAGATTTGTAACAAACTCTGGAGAAAGACTTCGTATAGATGTAAATGGAAATGTTGGTATTAACGAAGATGTTCCTCTAGCAAAACTTCATATAAATGATAGTGGTAGTTTCCCCTGCTTGATTCTCCCCGATAGCGATAATGCACGTTATTCAGTTGGATTTGGTAATACAAATGTTTTTGGTGTTGGTCAGAGATTAGATTTTTATGCTGGAGATAGTGGTAGTAATACTACTAATTTAACGTCTGCTGCCCGCAGAATGAGTCTTACTTCTCAGGGTCGATTGGGTATCGGAAGTGATACTCCTCAGACAACTCTCGATGTTGCTGGAGATATAAGAGCAACTGGTTCATTCATATTACCAAACAACTATGCATTAGTTGCTTACGATCAAGGACATTCTCAGACTAATAGAAGTACTGGCACCACATCTATGGCAGATGATCCTGATAATGCAACATGTCGGGCATCATTTGCAAATTATCAAAGAGGAGATATTATTATTTTCGGATCTTCTATAGCTATGGGTGTTGCATTATCAACAAGTGGTACAAACTATGCAGGTCATAAAGTCCAGTTGCGTGCAACAAATGGTTCTGCTACAATTGATAGTCAAGTAGCCGCTATCTGGTATCGTACTGATAATGATGCAGTAAAAGAAGTTGAAAGTAGTTCTGGCATTAGTATGGTTATAGCTGCTGATAATACTACATTTAATAATGGTGATACTGTTTATGCATACATACGTCATAGACATAGTGGAGGAGTCGGCAATAGTTCTACAGGATTGTCTAAATGGGGTGGTCTAAGAACGGTATGGGGATGGCATTATAGAAAGGTAGGATAAAAATGACATATCAAATTTCGCAAATATTCCAAGCAATAGTAGAACTTGGTGGTGGAGGAGTAATTTCTATTGATGTATGCCCATCAAATGCAATTACGGATGAATGTATTTTAAATGAAACTCCTGAAAGGTTGGGTGGTATTGCTCCAGAAGATTTAATTGAACGTTTAAAATCTAACACAAAGTGGCATTTTGTCAGGGAACGTAGAAATTCTTTGCTTTCATCTAGCGATTGGACTCAAGGTAATGATTCTCCACTAACTGATGAAAAGAAAGTAGAGTGGGCAACATACCGTCAAGCACTTCGCGATGTTACAAAGCAGGCAGATCATAATAATGTTACTTGGCCAACTAAACCGTTATAAATGCTAAAATAAATATTGCAGTAAGATGAATTGAACAAATGTCTGATTACACTATTACATTGACGGACACTGAAGAAATGGCAATGCAATATGCTGCCAATGGGGTAGAAGAATGGATTGATAATGTTGTACATAATAGAGCACGTATTGCAATTGACGAAATTGTTGCACTTGTTGTTGCACATTGTAATAACAATAACATTGCACTTGCAGTCGGCAAAGATGCACAAGTTGCTCAAGCATTTGAGTTAGGAATTGTTGAGACAGCTTATGCACGTAATGCTGCTACAATGAAATCTTTAGAATAAGATAAAAATTTTATATTTTCTTAATGTGTGTTACGGAATGAACACTTTGTTGCACGTTTGGAATTACCCACTAATATAGCTAGTAGGTATTTCAAACTAAAAACAAATGGACAAAACATCCTACGAGAATTG